ACCACTGCCTCTAGCCATTGCTATTGCCATGGATCCACAAGCAGCACTTGAAGGAGTTGCAATGACAACTAAAGCAGTCAATACAGTAAGACAAGATGCAATTGATTTAGCAATGACTCCTCCTGGTAAAAGAAAGCGCAAAGTGTCAAAGTATGCACGCAAATACAAAGCAGGATTTAAAAAAGTAGCATCTACTTACAAAAAGGCTAACGGCGAATGGAAGAAAGGCGGCTTTCGTAAAGCAGTTAATGCAGCACACAAGATAGCAAAGGCGGGTAAGAAATGAAGAAAACAGGTCGTAGAGTATACCTAAGCGGTGAATTTAGACAAGTTGAAGCAGATGCAGTGTTAACAGGGCAAGCCATGTTTAAAAATATCTTTACAGACGAAAGAAAAGGTTACGCATACAAAGTTACTTTTTTGTCATCATTCCCTAACGTTACAATCCCAACCACACCTAATAATGTACCATTTGCATTACAATCTTTCTCCAGGAGAGAATTGTTGAGAATGTCGCAAGCACAATTAGCCTTACATTCAGGTTACAGACAAAATCTTGGTGGCGGATCTCTTGCTGCAGATAATAGGACAATTGGAATTTATGGTTTCTTAACTGATCGCTTACCGGACTCAAACAGTAATTACCAAAATCAATATGTTATCAAAGGCGACGCAATGGTAACACAATCACTTTCAATATGTGCTAACATCGAAGTGGGTGGAAATATTGATCCTACTTATTACATAGAGTTAGAAGAGTATGAAGTAAACGATGATGAAGAAATCTTATTGATTCTCAATGAGCGCGCTCAAGATGCTAGAGGATTGAGTCAGTAATGTCTGCTGCTTTAGTCCTGGTTAAGATTCTCAAAGAACTGAGGGAGATAAAGAAATGCCTCAAGGACTTGAAGCAATAGCACCAATAGACAAACAACAAAACGAGCGAATCGTCTGGTGTGAAAGATTACTCTATCTTATCGTTCTTTTACAGTTTCCTCAGTTAGCGACATTGCTTTGATTACTTTTTCTATTGATTCAAACATACCAGGAGAAATAACTTCTCTCATTTTAAGTTCAAAAGCAAGTCTAGCAGAATCGATTTCCATTAAATTAAATGCTTTAGCATCGTTAAGTTTTGCTTTTATTGCCTTACATACCCACTTTGAACGCGATTGTTTGTAGGATAACTCCTGGTCAAGCCGTGTCTTCAAAGACTGAGGCACAGCAATTGACAATGCGACACTTGGGTCAGTAGACCTGGGGCGACTCATTCTTCATCACACTCACATTGAACATCTTCTATAACAATAAACCCATCATTCCAGTACTTACAACCACATGGTTTAAGAAAATATGTCATTTTATCGCCCCTTGCAACTAGCACATTCTAGCGTGATCCAGTAAGTTCCATCACAAGATTTCTTGTAATGACCAGGTCTTTTGTATTCTAAACATCTTTGTAGGCCCAAACAGGTGTTACATTGAGTACACATAACACTCCTAGATGGCGTTAGTATATAGTTTCATTGGTAATGAATGCAGAATAAACTTAGTTTTGCCGCTAGGTGTTGCGTTTTCCAGTGGAAATCCCTAGCGCAGAGCATAGGCGTATAGCGACGAATGCTGGACTATTACTATATACTTCCTCCTATCATGATAGGGTATGGCTAAAAATGAGTCCTTTTTTATTAGAGCAACAGTAACCCCAAACGACAGCGGCACCTTTGTGCAAACATCAGTAGATCTATCTTCTTATGTTAATGCACTAGGAAAGTCCATCCTAAAGATTAGAGCAATTGAAGGAGAATGGTGCCAATCCCCTACCGGCGCTATTCCAAACGGTGCACCATTTATGGACGCTGGAACCTCCTCAGAGGCAGTATGGCAATTAACTACTCAATCCAATACTGGACTGGTTAGCCTAGACGACAGGACAACCATTGCAAAAGGTATGCTATGGTGCCACAATCAAGACGGCGCATCTGCAGTTCCTAGCAATGTCTACAACGACTCCCATCTACCTCAACACTACAGCGACGGTTTCTTGGTAGCAGTTGAAGAAGTTTATCTAGGCGCACTTGGCGGTACTAACTGGGCAGCATCCTCAAACTTGACCTTTAACATAGTCTTAGAATGCGAAGTAATGAGTCTAACTACATCTGCAGCAATGGCATTGGCACTATCTCAACAGTAAGGTGATTGAGATCACTCCAGCACAACAGAAGCGATTAGGCCAATTGCTACAGGCCGGCATACCACTGCCTCTAGCCATTGCTATTGCCATGGATCCACAAGCAGCACTTGAAGGAGTTGCAATGACAACTAAAGCAGTCAATACAGTAAGACAAGATGCAATTGATTTAGCAATGACTCCTCCTGGTAAAAGAAAGCGCAAAGT